AAAGAGGACTGTTGCATAAGGTAAATTAAATACACCCTGATCTTGATAAGTAGTTCTGTCTAAAGAACTAGTGGTCCAACAATTTTCTTGATAATTATAAGTTACACATCGATCTATTTGTAAAGATCCTGATTTAGGGTAAAACCAATTTACTTCTGTGTATAAAGTATTAGCTGCTGAATAAACTGTAGCAGATGCATCGTAGTTAATTCCTAAGTCGCCGTTACGTGTAGTAAACACAAAATCTTCTACGAGACAAGGCAAAGCTTTTACAGTACCATCGTACATAAAAAATCCACCTTCACCAGACATCCAATAAACAGCACCATTGACATAGGTAGCTGCGTGTTGTGCAATACATCCACAATGAGTTCCTACTTGTCTTACTGAAAAAGTAAATGGAGGTCCGACAAATTGAATGACGTAAGCTGCTGAATCGGTCAATACAAAAACATAATCCTTACCTTGTAAAGCTGCAGTAATTTTATTTCCTGTATCTAATCTAAACGTTCCTGCGGTATTGGTAGCTCTAGGTAAATAAGTATTAAGATCTTCTTGATTAGAAAATCTTACAAACATAGGGTCTTGAGTAAGTGAATTACCAATAGTTGTTTCTGTTCCAAAATGAAATAAATGTCGATCTCTATCTGATACCAAAGTCATTCTTGAAGCAGTTGGATTATTCGTTGTGTTAAAATCAGTTGTAGTTTGAGAAGCTCTTATTGTTCGTGGATTAGTTGCTCCCGCGTTCCACGTAAAAGTTTTACCGTTAAATACTGTTGCAACCAATACTTCTCCAAAATTATCTAAAGACCAATTACCAGGATCTAGAGTTACATTACTTGTTCCTCGTTCCGTTCCCCATGTAGAGTCACCCCACAAGTACGTGCTCCATCCATAACCTTTAGTTTGAAAAGTAGGACCAACTTCAACGTATGGATTAATACTAGCTGATCCTGAAGCAGAGGCAGCGCCAGAAGCATTGACTCTCATTTGAATTGTAAAAGTATCTGCATCAGGCACAGTTAATATTTCAAAAGCTCCTTCAGTAAAATCAGTAGCTACGTATCCTGTAGGAGGAGTAACTGATGTAAACGTTACATATCTTCCAATTTCTAAACCGTGTCCTACTTTGTTTACAGTCACATTATTTTGACTCGAGAAAGTATCAAATGTAGCTCCAGTAATAGCTGTATCTAAAGGGGTGATATCGTAAAAAGCTTCTCCGTAATATAAAAATAAACCTTGAGATGTTCCAATAGCAGTATATCGTTCACCTTTTAAACTAGTAAATGCTAGCTGAGCTCTAGCTGCACCGGGTAAAGTTTCATTGGCTTGTGTAAGTTGTGTCCAACCTCCTATTTTTTCTGGTGCTGTATATCTAAAACGTACAAAGTCGCCATCTACCCATTGTCCTGGAAGAGCTGACGGTACACTTTGTTTATTAAAACCTGCTGCAAATTTGACTTTTTTTAGTGCCATAGTCTCAAATATATAGGGTTTTTAATTTTTTTGGTAGTATTATATTACAATTTTAACTCACTCAAAGTATTATCTGAACCCAGTATTCCTTTATAAAAAGTATTAAAAGCAAGACTTATTCTAGTATCTTGACTTTTTTTAGTATCTACTCGATGAACCACGGATGATGGAAACATTATTAACTGGCCCGTTTTTACAGGAAACCACCACGTATCTGAATTCCAAATATTATATTTATCTATCTCGGGTTTAATTTGTTGATATTCTTTTGGATATGTAAACTTAATACTGTCATTTTTATCATCTGCGTTTAAATAAAATACACCTGATATGATTGAATTTGGATGAGCATGAGGATGGTGACGTTCTCCTTGTTCCATATAATTTATCCAAGATTGAGTTACATATAGCTCAATTTTATGTTTAGGGGATATAATTTTATCTAAATAGTTTTTACAGTTTTTATCTATAAAATTTTTTATACTTTTTAATTCAGGTTTATTTAAAATATAGGTATCTTTTGTAAAAGAGTTAAAGTTTTTATTCGTCTTGTTTTTTTGATTATCAACAAAACTTAATTCTTTTTTTGTAAATGGTCTATTTATTTCTGAAATATAAACAGGAGTTGGAAATAGACTATGTGTATTATACTTCATCCCACGCTGTTGTATCAACATTCCAAACGTGAGTATCTGCATTAACATTTAAATGAGAAGCCTGTGCATACCATTTTTGTTGGTCTTCATCCCATCTAATGTAATAAGGAGCTTGGTCAGGTTGTGTACCTACAACGTTTCCATCCTCTGTTATATCTTGTCCTGCTAAAGGATTAGCATATTCTGTAATTGATGGATAAGCTACTGGAGCTTTCCAAGTAAAGTCTTCATTACTTAAATGCCATGACGCATAAGGCTGTGGTTCTATAAATCTATCTGCAGTTTCTAAATATACAAAAGTTTTTCCAGCAAATACGTTTCTAAAATTATTGTTATAAGATGTTTGTTTCCAAACATTTTCGTTTTCTGCATACATGTGTTTAAACATATTAGCAACATATGTTTCACCATCTACATGCATATCGTTACTACCTAAAGGACCGTTAGAAGTTTGTATGTCGTTTGAAGCTACAATAACTTCCTGTACTGTCCATTCAGGTTCGTTTGTAAATGGATTAGGTTGTTGTTTGATTCTTGCAAAATGTGCCATAATAATTCTCCTTATATAATATTTAAAAATGCGTGTAAATCATTTTTTACCTTTAAAAAACGCCGGTAGACCAAGCATGGGTCGGTCATCAAATATAACAGCATTCTTAGTTTTTTTGTTATAGTGTAAAAATACTTGTGCACAGTCGGCTCCCTTAAAAGGTTTTCTCCAGTGTTCTAAATCACATCCTTTGTATATCAACATATCTCCTGGATTCAAATCTATTTTAACTCCTTTTTTGCCTTCTTTTCCTGTAGGATCTAAATAGATAGGCCAATTTTGACCTCCTAAATTTAAAGTTGTAGATATATCACAGGCCATTCTATCCTTATGTCTTTTTAAAACATCACCTTTCTTATATATTCGTCCATAAGAATAATTAGGGTGTAGTTTTAAACCTGTTTCTTTTTCCATAATGGGTTTAATGTGCTGTAATAAAGTTTCAAATACAGTATCAGAATATATACAAAACGTTTTAGGAACTTGAGTATCACCAAAAGAACCAAATAATTTTTCTTCTGGATTAATGTATCTATGGTGTATTAAAACATGAGTTAAATATCTTCTGTTTAAAAAATAATTAAATAAAAATGTACAAAAATTTTCATCTAAAACTTTTTTTAAAACTTTATATTTATCCTTTTTAAAACTCATTTTATATCTTTATTGTAATAATTTAAATTAACTACTAACCTATTTTTTTCATCTGTGCAAGTGGTTCCTGTATGTTCATAACGTCCGTCAAAAATAACTACTCTATTTTCTCGACTTAATATTTCTCTACCATTTTTAAAAATAGTTTTACCGTTATTAGTATTAACATAATAAATAGCTGTCCACCATTTATGAGTCCAGTCAAAATCAGTATGGTAATCAAATGTTTTAATATTTTTAGTTTGTAATAAAAGATTAGCTTTTATTCTAGCTATTGCAGTAATGTTTAATTTTTTTACTAAAGGATTTAACATATCACAAAAATCAGAGTTTACTCCTCCTGTTTGATAAAATAAATGTGAAAATTGAAATTCATCTTTTTTATTGTTTTCAGTTACACAACTAAAGTACCAAGGAAAATGACCACTGTTCATGGTAACATTTATTTTATTAAAACTTTCCCAATCTAAAAAATGATCATATACAAAAATATCTTTCATTTTTATTTAAAACTATATCCTAAATTCCACACGACTAAAGAATATCTAGTGCCTCGTGTAATGGGTGTAACTCTATGCCAAGTATCTGAAGGAAAAACTATTAAACTTCCTTTACCTCCTATTTCTTTTACTCGATGAGGTTTACATTTTTTTACATCTTGATGATCTCTAAAATCAAATTCAAAATGTCCTCCTTTATAATCTTTGGGGTCAGATAAATTTATAGTCATAGATATTTTTCTAAGTTTATTATGTGTATTTAAATTATTAGGGGTGTCATATGGTAGACTAGTATCTATGTGCCAGTTATAAAATTGTTTGGGTCCGTATATGGTAAACTGAGCGGGTTCTGTCCAATCCCATTGAAAATTCCACTCTGCTTCTTTATTTGCTTGGTGCACAAAAGGTTGAATTTCTCTGTAAAGCCATGCTTCATCTAAAAAAACCACATCAGAATTTCTATATTTTTTTGTATTTATTTGTTTTTTATTTGTTACTTTTCTTACAGTTGCTTTTTTAACTTTGTGTCTTAAACCATACTTAATAACATCATCACAAAATTTATCTGATACAGCTTTTTTAAAATAAAAATATTTATGTTTTAAAATCATTGATGCATCTCCTCTTGCCAAGCTATTCCATTTTCTTGCCAATATACTGGCCAGGTCCAACTTGTCATAGAATATTTAACCCCTGACGTAACGGCACTCCCCA